ATAATATCAATAGGTTATACAAAATACTAAACCATTGATATCACAGCATTTTTTTCTGCTTGACATTTTATTAAAAATATCGTATAGTTATAATATGAAGAAACGTGGAGTATGTGCATGAATATTGAACTTCGAGAAGCATTAGATGATGCCGATAAATGGTATGAGCTGTATCTTGGTCAAAAAATGGCTAATGAACGGCTTGTTAAGGAAATCAATGAGCTCAAAGCAGATCTGTTAAAATCAGAGCATCATTATTCCATTGTGTCCGATATATTAACTGAAGAACAACAAAAAGAATTGGCATATGGCTAATATCGCAGTATACAAACACCACCCGTTTTGCTCAGAAGACTCTGCGAGTGGTTTTGTAGATGCCATGAAAGACTTTCATAATTGTTCTTATATCAATGAGACAGATATTACACCTGAATTTTTAAAAAACTTTAATATGATTATGTTTCCAGGAGGCATAGGAGACGCCGATGAATTTCATAAATTATTTCATTGGAGAAAATCTGTAACTATAAATGAATACGTAAAATCTGGAGGAAAGTATCTTGGAATATGCATGGGTGCTTACTGGGCTGGTTCTCATTATTTTGATCTGGTCAGTGGCATAGATACAGTACAGTATATCAAACAACCAGATGCTTTAATTAAACGCAGCTACGGAACGGTCGTGCCTGTTGCCTGGAGTGGCAATAACGAGATGATGTATTTTTATGATGGTTGCACTTTTAAAGGTGACATATCAAAAGTACGAGTTATAGGACGTTATGGATCAGGCCATCCGGCTGCTATCATTCAAGGAAACGTAGGACTTATAGGTCCTCATCCTGAAGCCAACGAATACTGGTACAACACGTGGTCTTATATGCCAGCATATTGGCAACGCGGTCGTCATCACAAACTTCTTAGAGATTTTGTAAAGGAAATGTTAAATGGCTAAAGCTATGGCTAATATTAAAAAGGTTAAGAAAGCTCCTCGTAAAACAAAGAGTGAAACTTATCTTGTTAATTGGAAATATCTTGGTGACGAACCCAAGAATGTGCGTGGTACAGTGGCTTTGCTTAAAGCGTTCAACTGGTATAACGTTATGGCTGAAAAAGATGACATACGTCAGTATTTTAAAGATTATTTTACTGATAAAGAAACGCATAAGATAATCGATCGCATTCCTGATAACCGTTTGCCAACTACATCAGCCTGGCTCTGTCGTATTGCGTTTAACAACAAAGAAGAACTACAAGTCAATGACTGGGTTAAAGTTAACAACGATATTAAGGATGCTCTTGGTCACGATGAAGAAATTGAAAACAAACCAAAAGTAGTTTCTGCAAAACCAAACATTCAGGATCGTGTTCGTGAACGTGGTTATGATATCATTGGTGACATTGAAGAGCTTATAGACAAAAATACAGAATTTTCTCTTTATGATTGGTTGCAGAAAAACGAAATTCCTGCAATGTATGCTAACAAAATAATCGAACATTACAAGCCCTGGTTTATGGAATTGTATGAGGCATCTACTACTAATAATGCCGATCTCAATGAAGCATATTCTCATATGACAAAGAAAGAATTAAAAGATCGCATTGTATTTTTTACTAAATTTATTGAAGACGCAGAGCGTTATGGCGGCAATGCTAAAAAAGCGCGTGCTCCTCGTAAGAAAAAAACTCCTACCACAGAAAAACTTCTAAAACATTTTCAGTATCAGAAAGAAAGCAATGAGTATAAATTACAATCGTGTGACCCCGCAACGATTATTGGCGCTCAGGAACTCTGGGTTTTTAACACAAAGTATAAAACTCTTGGAGTATATCGTGCTCGCGGCCCTGCTGGTCTCAGCGTTAAGCGTACTAGCATTGATGGCTATGATAGTGATTCTTCCCTGATCAAACGTGTAGGTCGTCGACCAGAAGAGTATACAAAGAAAGTTCTTTCTGGAGGCAAGATTACTCTACGAAAACTCATGGAAGAGATCAAATCTGAACCTACCACATTTACAGATAGGATAAATACAAATGTAGTAATCCTTAAAGTAGTGAGGCAATGACAGAAAACATAGTAAATTTTCCCAACAAAACTGTAGAAATGTTTCCTTCTAGTGTGCAAGAATCTATAGACCATATTAATTCAGTAAGACAAGAATATTGTGATGATGTATCAGATGATGTTTTTGAAGCCATGGCAAGTGTGTTAAATGCCTATGGCATGGGTGTCAGAATGGATGAAGGTCATATAAAAGATTATACTTTTGCTGAAGAAACAATAAAAGCTCTTGTATACAGATATAAAAGAATCGCACATCCATTTCATGATATAATCGATAACGTAATTACTATTTCAGATGAAGTTAAATCTGATTTAGAAGAAAAGAAAAATCAACAAGAAAAAAACTTGACATCTTAATAAATAGTGTATATATTATATAAAGTAGAAATGTGGAAACTTTAAAATGATAATCGTAGACTTTAATCAAGTTATGATTTCTAATTTGATGATGCAGTTAGGAAATCATACAAACATTCCTTTGGAAGAAGGTTTGTTTAGACATATGGTAATAAACTCTTTACGCTCTTACAAGCAAAAATTTCAAAACGAATATGGCGAAATTGTAATTGCTTGTGATGATAGAAACTATTGGCGTAAACAAGTATTTCCATATTACAAAGCCAATCGTAAAAAAACTCGAGATGCTTCTGAGATTAATTGGAATCAGGTATTTGAGATCTTTAATAAAATCAAAGGGGAAATTAAAGAACATTTTCCGTACAGAGTTATTCAGGTAGATTCAGCAGAAGCCGACGATATTATTGCAACTCTTGTAACTGAAAACAAAAAAGATACAATTTTAATTTTGTCTGCTGATAAAGATTTTGTTCAGCTTCAAAAATTTAACAATGTTAAACAATACGATCCTATTCGTAAGAAATGGATTAAGGAAGATAATCCTCAGCAGTATCTTTACGAACATATTCTTAAAGGTGATCAGGGTGATGGTATTCCTAATATTCTTTCTGATGACGATACGTTTGTGACCGATAAACGTCAAAAACCAATGACACAAAAAAAAATTGAATCATTTAAATCTGAAGGTATTTCACAAGAAATTCTCAAGCGTAATTTTGCACGAAATGAGATGCTTGTGGATTTGTCAAAGGTACCTGACGCCATTAGAAATGGCGTTATTAATAAATATAACGAAGAAAATGGCAAAGACAGAAGCAAATTGTTTAACTATTTTATTTCACATAATTTGAAACTTCTAATGGATAGTGTAGGTGATTTTTAATATGTCAAATTTCGTTTTTAAAATGCAATCTGTATCTAAATTTTTAGAACAGGTAAATGAACTTAAGAAAAAAGAAGATAGAATTTCAGCATTACAAACAAACAGTCATAATGCAGTTAAAACTATATTACAATATATGTTTCATCCCAATATCAAATTTCTTCTTCCGGAAGGTACTCCCCCTTTTAGAGCCAGTCAGTTTGACGAGCCAAAAGCTTTAATGCAAGAAGTTAGTAGATTTTATCTGTTTATTGAAGGTGGCAATCCACATTTAAAGCCAATTCGACGAGAACAAATTTTTATTCAGATTTTAGAAAGAGTGAATGAAGATGATGCTAAATTACTTTTGGCTATGAAAGATAAAAAGAGCCCATACAAGGGTATAACCGCAGAAATTGTAAAGGCTGCATATCCGGAGTTGTTCTAACAATGACTAAGACGTCTAAGTATCAAGATTTTGGTATTAAAACTAAGAGCCGTAAAAAAACTTATATAGAAGAAGAAAATATATCTTTTAAAGAAGTAAAACGAGACAAATTTCAAAAACAATATCGTAATTATGACAATGCTCTTAGAGCTAAAAATTTAGATAGGTTGCTATCTTATGAGGATGATTGATGAATAACTTTTTATTTGCAACAGGATATACATCAATAATTTTCTTTATATCCTACCTGTATTGGTCAAAAGGTCGAACAAGCGGTATTAATGAAACAATAGCTGTTATGAATCAATTTGAACCAGAAGCATTGTTTAGAATCAAAAACAAAATAGAGGAACAATTAAATGTCTCAGATGTTGAACAGTAATGGTGTTGATACTCCCAAGATAATTGATGAGTATTATAATCCAAGAAATATTAATGAAAAAGCATATCTTCAAGATTTAGTTGAAGAAGAAATGCGTTCTAAAGGCCTTGATCCACTAAATACGAATGATGTCCAAAAGTATTGGGCCTCAAAAGGTGTTAAGTCTTAATGGCAACTTATACGTTCTATAATACTAAGACAGAAGAATATTCAGACATTAGCATGGCAATGTCTGAATTAGACACCTTTAAAGAAAACAATAAACATCTCAATCAAATTCCTTCTATGACTGCTATAGCAGACCCAACCAGATTAGGCCTCAGAAAGCCCGATGCTGGTTTTCGTGATGTTCTTAAACGTGTGAAAAAAGCTAGTGGGAGGGGTAATAAAATTAACACTTGGTAACTTAAAAAGGAAACCCATGGAAAAGACATCTCGTTCAGAAAAAAGACAAAACAGACAACAAAAAAGAAACGAGCAACAACAAGTAAAAAATAATATATTACTTAAAAATATTGGTCCTAAAACAAAAAATCAGGAGACTGTATTTCGAGACTTTTCCAACGGTAAACATTTACTAGTACACGGGCTTCCTGGAACTGGTAAATCATTTATTTCATTATACCTTGCATTAGCAGAGATAGAACAATATAAAGAATATAAAAACGTCACAATTATCAGATCCACAGTACCATCTAGAGATATGGGATTTCTTCCTGGATCAATTAAAGAAAAATCAAAAATATACGAAGCACCATATCAAGCAATATGCGCAGAATTATATGGCAGAGGCGATGCTTACGAATTGCTTAAATCAAAGAACATTATAGATTTTCAAACATCTTCTTTTCTAAGAGGATTGACATTGGACCATACAATTATTATAGTGGATGAATGTCAGAATATGACATACTCAGAACTATGTACTATTATCACAAGAGCAGGTAATAATGCCAAAATTATTTTCTGTGGTGATTATAGACAAACAGATTTAAAATACGATGACGAAAAAGTTGGTATATTTCATTTTATGAATATTTTAAATAAAATGACAAAATATTTTTCTTGTATTGAATTTGATGAACAAGATATTGTTCGTTCTGGATTAGTTAAAGATTTTATTATTAAAAGATCACAATATGAAAACCCTAAACAAAGAATTGTGCCTGTGAATGCTGCAAACTTTACTCAAGAATCGAAAATCTTTCACTAAATTAAATTTAACTTTGGATGATACCTTAGAACAAGTTAATACAGATTCCGGCAGGTATTATAAAACTCCTGCCGGAGTCCTTTATCCTTCTGTTACTACTGTAACAGGACTCATGGGTCTAGAAGGTATTAAAGCATGGAGAAAGAAAGTTGGAGACGAAGAAGCCAATCGAATTAGCAGCAAAGCAGCAAGCAGAGGTACTCGCATACATCAGCTCTGCGAAGATTATCTTAACAATGCTGACATTGATGTCTCCAAATACGATTATAACGATGCGTTAAATTTTGAAGTATTTAAACCGCTCTTGGATAATAATTTAGATAACATACATCTTCAAGAAACAAGAATGTATTCTGATTATCTCAAGATGGCAGGTACTGTGGATTGTGTTGCTGAATGGAAAGGTAAACTTGCCATTGTGGATTTTAAAACAGCACGCAAAGCCAAAAACAGAGAATATATTACAAATTATTTCTGTCAAGCATCAGCTTATGCTATTATGTACGAAGAACGCTTTAACATTCCAGTAAATAGAATTGTTATTCTTATTTCTGTCGATAATGACGAACCCCAAATATTTGAAGATAAACGAGATTATTATGTGCCTGAATTGCTTAAAGTTCGCGAACAATATAGACAGCAATACGGAATATAATTTTGCAATCTGACAATGAGATTATAGCATATTATATGGATACTGAATCTTCTCTTGTTTTGAATAAAGGAAGTTCAGAACGAACCTGGATGGAAAGATCCAAAGCATACAGATGTCTTCCTTTAAGTATTGCCAATCAACACGGATGGGCATTTTATTTAAAAGATGATATTCAAATATCCTGGGATGGTACTAATAATTTTGATGGCGTAAGAATACATAAAAATTATGGTAATATTGCCAAGAGCATATTTGGCTTGGGTATAGTAACATTTAGCATAGATTGTATAATCAGAACTCCTCCCAACTATAACATCTATATTACAGGAGCTCCTAATTTTGTTAAACCGGGAGCTCATCCTCTTTCTGGTGTATATGAAGCAGACTGGGCACCATATACGTTCACAATGAATTGGCAGTTAACGGATGGATATAGAGTAATCAATTTTAATAAAGATGAACCAATATGTTTCTTTTTTCCTGTATTGAGAAACACAATAGAAGATATGGTTGTTGTTAAAAGACAAATGTCAACCAATCCTGAATTGTTAAAACAATATAATGAATTTGCAACCAGCAGAACTAATTTTATAAATGATAAAATAACAACACCCACATCAGATTGGCAAAAACATTATTTTAAAGGACAATATCCCGATGGTTCCAAATGTCCTTTCCAGCATCAAACTAAATTAAAAATAAAAACTATAGATGAAAATAATAATTGACATTTATATTATGAAATGTTATAAATAAGATGCTGATGTTGTTGACATCTAATGAAATAGACATTGAGGACCCGGGGGCGGTACCCGGCGCCTCCACCATAAACACTAGACTGAAATATAGTCCTCCCTCCAGCGGGATGAGCGCCGAATAGACTGCCCCAAAGGGGGATTATGAATAAGGCTTTTAGTGTTTTTGATGGGGGCGAAATAGGATCGACTGGTGTAATAAAGATAAGATCGAGACTGAAGCAAACTCGTAAATGCAAACGATAACAATGCATATGGTGCTTACGCTCTAGCAGCTTGAGTCACATGAGCCCGGGGGGAGCTTGGAAACAGAATCCCCCCACTATATTATGTAAGGTGATATTATGATATACACAATATACAATTTGATAGGAGATATTATGGCTTTAGTATTAAAAAGCCCTTCATCTACAATAGAAACAAATGATGAAGTTGCAGAAAAAATTGAAACTTCTGTGCCACAACAACCAGAAGTAAAAGAAGCAAAAGTAGGAATGGTTGGTAAGATTCTTGGTAGAAAAGAAGCTGTTAACCATCCTTCTCATTATGGTGGTAAGGATAATCCTTACGAGGCAATCAAAGTTATAAGAGCATGGGAACTCAGTTTCTCATTAGGTAACACCGTTAAATATATTGCACGCGCTGGTAAGAAAGATCCTTCTAAAAAAATTGAAGATCTTCATAAGGCAATGTGGTATTTACAAGAAGAAATCAGTAACGAATACGAAAAAAACAATAAATGAATTTAAAAAATATTAAAACATCAGCTGATTTTGCAAAAGAGATCTCTCAATTAGTAACAGATAAAAACGTGAGTTTTTTTGAAGCGGTAATACATTATTGCGAAATTAATAATCTAGAAGTTGAAACGGCTGCTTCTATGATTAAACAAAGCACAGTTTTAAAATCTAAAATACAATATGAAGCAGAAGAAC